TCAAGCCTATCAAAGCCTTCTTCGGCTTTCTCAGCATTAAGAACAACATCAATCTCCACTTGATTAACTGCCATGTTTAGCCTCTTTCATTGCTCTTTCTTGTGCTCTATATTGTGCTTCTTCTGTGTTTGAGTGTAGCACATCAACCGCTTCAAGGATGGCACAACTTGGATTTGGATAGGTATGAATGATCTTTGCTAGTCCAGCTCTATGTCTGTGATAAGCTTGAATGATTGTAGCAAGCTTATTGGCCTGAGCTATTGGACAAGCCCTAACCTTTAATTCACTAAAGGCTTCACCACAGTCAGGAGCGATCCTATAACCTGCAATGAATAAACCTTGTTCATCTTTTTGGGCTTGTGGCAAGCCTTGTTTAAAAGCTCCACCACAGTTCCCTCTTAACTGTCTTAAGCCTGGCTTATCTTGGCACTGTTCACACGACCAAGAGCGACCTCTTGAATGACTAAGCCAAACAGAAGCCGCAAGTGCTATTTTCCCTCATCACCTAGCAAGCTTATTCTCTGAATGTGCATGACTAGCTCACTAGTTGTCTGAACTCTTTTCGAGTCAGGCCTGATCAAGTCAAGAGTCTCAACACTTGCTTCTTGACCATCAATGAGAGTAAGTGAGCTTCTAATCATCTCGATATAGACTCGATTGAGATAAGCTTGATAATCACTCATAGCCCGTCTTTCATCATCAGTCAAAGCATGGTGCCATTGAGCACGCTCTTTGGCTTCACTTGGTGCTTCAATCCAAAGCATTCTTCCAAGTTCGCTTCGAGTATAAGCTCCTGCTCTCACTTCGGCTTCTTCACGCTCGGAAGGAGATAAGGCTTTGAGAGTAAACTTGGTAGCTTCACTTTTAACTTCACCAAGATCATTGAGCTTTCCACTGTTAAGATAAGCTGATCTTTGTTCATCATTCGCTTCAACAGAAGAGTCACAAGTGACCACAACTTCAATGGTCTGATTCGATGAGGTTAAAAAGTGAAGTGCCATGTTATACTCCTAAAGCGATTCTGAATGGTGAGTTCCCTGCATTTGCTTCGTAAGCAGTTGTTGAGAAGTCACCAGCATATCGGCTTTGTTGATATGTCAGTTGTTGTCTTACGATGTCGTTGCCACTTATATCATATACATTTGGATCAACTGTCAACATTGCTGCAGGAATCATAATTGCACAACCTTGACCATCACCTTGTGGACCTGTTCCAACTAGCACTTGGCGAACCTTGCGATTGAAGAAGTCATCTTTGATTGTGGTGTTGACTGTTGAAAGTGTCAGAGAGAGCTCAACACTTACATCACTGATCTCCATGCCTGACATTGCCAAGATTGAATTGGAGTGACCAAGAGGAGTCAAGGTATTGGTATAGGTCAAGCTGAAGTCTTCACAGTCAAGAGCAATTCGACCAAGTTCATCGGCCACTGTTGCATTTGATAAAGAGCTTGGAGAATCATCACTCACCACAACATAAGCACCACGAAACAAAGGAGCAGCACCTGTATTGTAAGAAGGCTCAACAGGAGCAACAGCACTTGAATGATCGTCAGTGATATAAGCACACTGATAAGTCAATTCAGCCATGAGACGACCATTATCAAGAGTGATATTCATTGACTCAAGAACACAACCATAAGCCAAAGTTAAGAAGTTAACACCTTCAATTCTAAAGGCTACTGAGCTTTCAAAGTCACCTGTTGAAGCTCGGCTTGGTGTGTACCATGTTTGAAGGCCACGGATGGCAGTGTAAGAAGATGAAGAGAAAGCTGGTGAGATAATAACATCAGAACCAGCTCCTTGATCATTGTCAGTTATTGCACTATATTCAGCTCGACCACCAATTGAAGTGCTGATGAGTGTTCCAATATCGGCAACAGCAGGAGCACTGCTTGGAGTGTATGAATTGGCGTCAACCGCTGTCACAGTGTCACTGATTACACTTGGAAGCTTGGTCTTTAAGCCTGCACCTAAAAGATAACCAAGATAGTTGGTGTTGTAGTTGTCCGCCACTGTTCCAATGGTAGTGAGATCAACACGACAAACAACTTGACCTGTTCTTCTTCTCACTCTGCTTCCTGAAGCCCAAACTGTGTCAGGCTCAGAAGGAACAAAGTAAGAACCATCACGAGCATCATTTCGCTCTGAGACAACAGGTTCTCCAGCAATGACAATTGGATCACGCTCGCAAGGGATTGAAATAAAGGTCAAGCCACTTTGACTTGGTAAACCTGTGGTTGAATCAAGAGAACCAAAAGAACTCTCAACTGCAATTGATAAAGAACGATGAGTCACCGCCATGATTAAGCCTCCAAATATAAGAGATCAAAAGGAAGAGATAAGATAAAGGCGAGTCGATCACCTTGTTGATCTAAGATTGTTTCAATGGTTGCATCAAGAGGAATCAATGAAGTGATCCCTGTTGTAGCCAAGTTATATTGTGGACCTTTAAGAGTGTTGATCAAGTCAGAAGTATCCTCATTCATCATACGCAAAAGAAAACCATCATCTTGAGGGATATCATATTTCACTCGACAAAGAATCCTTGAACGCTTTCGACCGCTTAAGCCAGCTTGACCATCATCTTTGGCAAGTCCATCAATTCTTAATTCAAAATAGCGAGTTGAGTTTGGTCGAGCTTCAAGAGGAATGGTGAGACCACCGCCACGAGTGACCGCAACAAAGCCATGATGAAGGTCAGTCTTTGGAGTGATTCCCTCAACCAAGTCTTCAAGATAAGCAAGAGCTGATTTGATTCCTTGACTCATTTCAATTTCCTCCTTAAATCAATCTCAACAGCCTTGACAATGACTTGAACTTCTCCAGGAGTTAAGCCAATGAACTCTCGCTTCTCATTAACTGCATAACCATATTGAGCTTGTTTAGTAAGGCCAAGTCTAAACCTGTCTTTTGTGGCTTCGAGAACTACGAAGTTGTTAAGCATATTACCACTCAAAACAAGGTCTACGCTTGCACTTTCTCCCCCTCGCCCCCTCCGCCTACTCTCTTCTTTATATTGTGCATAACCTTTTTGATAGTATACGCTTCGACCGGTTCTCGATAATCGGCCACCTTTAGGAGCAAGCCTAGCTCCTCTTTTAGCAATATAGATTGGCTTTTGAGAATAGTCCTTGAATGGTTGTCCATCAGCATCAACTCCCTTCCCTGTTCTAATCTTGATTTGAGCCAAAGTATTAGAAGCAAGTCTTAAAGAGTCCTCAGCTGTCCAAAGACTTCTTGGAAGATTTAAGTTGATTCTTGCTGACATTAGTGTCTCATTCCTCTTGCTGGAGTGAAGAAGCTATCATTTGCACTCTTGTTGTAAGTTTTCCAACTCGCTCGAAAGTCGGAAGGACTTCCACCTTTTCGGCTAAGGTTCTCTTCACCACTGTCAACAATGCCATCACCATCAAGGTCAAGTGTGACTGAAGCCAAAGCTGAGTCCAAAAGCTCACCACACCTCACACGCATTGAATCAGCCACATCAAGTTGAAGGTTGAGTTCATAGACTCTTGCCGCTGCACAATAAGCATGAGCAAGCTTAAAGCTTTGAGCATTGAAGACTTCATCTTCTGTTATGTGATCAGCACTTATTTCCCTTCTGATCTTCAAACCAATCTCTTCAAGACTCGCTTGAATCTGTGGCAAAAAGTCGGACTGCCTTCTTGGAATCATGTCCGCAAGATTAGCAAAGATATTGACAAACTCATCATGATCAAGGCCAGTGTCAAAAGGTCGAGGAGTCGCCTTTAAAATCCCCTTCTCCATCTTGGTGTGGTTCTGACTTCCAAGATCAGCAGAGTAAGAAAGCTCATAGGGATAATATCCACTTGTTCCCAAAACAGCAGAGCTTGTCACTGTGACATAGTACATTGAGAAGACTAAGGTTGCACTTGTGCTAAGGTCAATCTCTCTTGGTAAAGGTTCGGCAAGAATAGCAGTTGTATCAACCACTCTTGAGACTGTGACTGAGAACCAAGTATCACCAGCAGTCACAAGAAAAGCTTTGGCTTGATCTCGATGGAGTGAAGTAGCACTTGCTGACAAAGTCAAGGTTCTTCGGTCGCTTGCAATAGCTGTCACTGTTGAATCAGTTCGGCTTTGAGTCATGCTCTCACTAAAAGCAGAAGAGCCACCTTTAACAACTAAAGTTGGAGCTTCGCTTAATGGTGTTGGAGCATTCCATTCAAAGAGATAGTCTTGGCCTGTGATTGCTTTTCTCATCGTTTCGCTCCACTGTTTGCTTTGGTAATATCGGCTTGCTTGGCTTTGGTCAATTGAGCTGCTTCAATGAAGCCTTCTGTGACAGGTGACCAACTATGGCGACAATTATAACCACCGCCTGAAGTTTTAACGCTTAAGCCTTGTCCATTGTTCAATCTGCTCATCTGTCTTGAGTTTACCACTAAATCAATCAAGGCTCTACAGAATGGTCTAGTGATTCCATCTTTTGGGCCTGTATATAAATAATGATCAAGACCAGCCGCTTCAGCCGCAACAGCTGTTATGCTTCGGCCATATTGAGATATTTGTGTTTTGACCTCTGTGAGTTGAGTCCCCTCTGATCGCTTCAATCTTGCTTCAAGGTTGCTCATCACAATGTTGGTTGGAACATCTGCCAATAAATCTCTTAATGATTGAGATATTGAAGTCTTGAATGAAGGAAGAATCACATCATCGAAGACGCTTTGGGCTGTGGTTGCTTGAATTGAATCAAGCTGAGAACTGATTGAGTCAAAACCAAAACTTGGTTGGACTGCTCTCATTGCTTTTTCAGCCGCTTCACGAATCGCTTCTTGTTGTTCTATGAACTCATCAACTGCAAGTCCAAGACCACCCTGAAGAATGAACTCAAGAAGCTGTTCGTCATTTAAGTTTAGAAGACTGAGTGGATTGCTAGCTTGAATCGCTACTCCAACAGTCTCCAAAAGTTGTTCTCTTGCTTTCCTTAGCGTGGAAGCAAAAGTTCTCTCAGCTGAAACTTCAGCTTTGAGTTGATCTCGTCTAGCTCGAATCAATGTGGACATTGGACCTTTTAGACTTTTAGCTTGTCTAGTCAAGTCATCAATCGCTAGTTTGTCAGCGTCTTCTTTCTCCGCAAGGAGTAAAGGTTGTCCACATGAGCAAGTCATAAATCTTATAAACAGTCAGTGATGATACGACCAAGAGTTGAGTCAACAGCATGGAAGACATTCACTTCTTCAGCATAGACATAACGACGAGTCTTATCGAGTGAATCATATTGACCTGCAACCATATCATTGAAGCTTAGGTTAAGAGCCGCCACAGGCATTCCCTTAACATTGCCGCTCTTTTGAACAATTGCATCACTGCCATGAAGAATACCCATGAAGAGACTATCAGCAGTCCAAATATAAGACTCATTAGCAGTTGCACCAGGAACAGCAGTGTCTTGACGAGCTTGACCAACATAAATGTTTGGAATACCAAGAACATCACGAAGAACAGCAATGACAGCTTCATCATTCAAAAGACGATTGCCACTTGCAATACCTGCTGTACTATCACCAACATAGCCACGCATCTCAGGATTACGAGCTAATTGACGGAATACTTCACGCCCCATAATAAGAGTATCGGGATTGATACCATGAGCGGCAGCGAAAACAGTGTCTTTGAGTTCATGTAGATTGCTTAAAGGCTCAGCACCTGCAACATTGAACTTCCCACCAAATTCATTGGTGCAAGTGTCATTGTTGAAGTTAGCTGTACCAAAAAGAAGATCAGCTGCACGCTTCTCACGACCAAGCTTAAGAACACGAGCAACCTTCTTGGCAATTCGAGCTTCTTCAGA